CCTGTGACTCAAGTAGATTAAGTGACGTGTAGTACTCTAAATTCTCAACACGCTTGTCAAGGATCCCAATATCCTTCATCGTATAACGACCGTTGTCTTGTAATTTGATCAACAAATCCTTTTCATTATAAGTGTATGGGCTGACGAAAATGGTAGCTATTAACATCTGATCGCTAGATGTCATCGGTACTGGAGGATTGTTCAGATCCGGTGTCCCGGTGGCCACTGTCAATCGACCTCTATGATCCAAAGCTATCTTATGTGTAACTCTCTTGAAGTAATCATAGTCTGCTTCGACATTAAAGGTTTGAGAGTCCACCAACTGATGGTTGTCAAATATTTTGGATGTGCTGTATATGTTTGAATTGGTATTAGCTGATCGTGTTGGCCTGAAGTCTAACGCATCTCTTAACGCGATTGAGTTGCCCCTCTTGGTTACGTAACTTGGAATAGTAACATAATTTGGATAGCTTCTCTCTGAAAAATATCCAAGGCCACCGCTATGAGCGTAGTAAGTAAAATCAACCAGTATCTGATTGGTGTTAGAGCTAAAACCTGGCTTCAACGTCAGCGTTGAATGGTCGTAATACGAATCTTGTTGGTTTCTGCTAAAATTAAATTTGCTGGTAACATTTTGCATCGTGGTATTAGCACCGTTCACAACTACTAACTGAGAGGTGTTTGAAGTAACTAACGATGAATTTCCTTCATAAACAGCATTAATTTTTATTACATCAGCATATCCAAGCGACATGGAGCTAGTAGATGAAGGGTAACCACCAGTATAGGTTTTCGTAGTTTGAGTTTTAGTTTTAACTCGTCTGGTGTCACCGGTAACATCTATTGCAGCAATGACCTCACAAATACCATTGAACGAAGCATCGTCCAGATCTAATGTCGCCGAGCCTGGGTTACCAGGTGTAGCTGTTGGAACCGTTACTGCTCTTGCACCAGCTGTCATGTTTATATTACTACCAGTTGGTGTGGATCCGGTTCCTCCAGACTTAACTACTACAATGTAGTTTTCATGGGCTAAGTCACCAGTACCAGAAGAAAATCTTTCTGTTCCACCATTGGTCTGAATAGTTGCTGTACCACCTGAAAAACTAACTGAGTTAAATTTACGCTTGAACTTATAATCAACATTGTTGGTGTTTGCCACGTGAGAATGAGGTAGAAGGAATACACTGGAAGTGATGTCGCTGTCAGTCATATTTACTGATCGGAATGAATACACTTGATTAGTATTGGACACAGAAGAGGCATTGGAAAGTGTAACCGTATCAAATACAATAGAGCTAACAGTAGTGTTTGAGGTGAGGCCAGGGGCAATAACCTGCTGTCCAACCTTGACACCGCTGGCGCTAGTGAACCTAACGGCCGCCGATCCAGATACGGCTTCTCCAGTTTTATTAAACGACGTAATGCTATCAGCGTTTACCTGTATTGCCGCGGTGAAGCTAGAGTGCGTTCCTTTTATTATAGATCGCAGGTTATTGAAATTCTTATCTGTAGCCGTGGTTCTAATATCGTACAAAAAGACTTTATATTTACGATCATCACCTGACCCAGACAAATATTCAATGTTCTTTATATGCGCTTCACCGATTTTAGTAGAAGCTGAAGGAGTTGTCTCCGAATGAAGTTCTACACGATCGTTCATATCAACTAAGCCGGTAGTAAACGTATTTGCTACTAGATAGTTTCCATAATAGGCAGTTATATTCTGTTCAGTGACGCTATCAGTGCTACGAGCTTTGGGCAGTGGGATATCGACTACAGAAGGAATTCTAATTCTGTATCCTTTAACATAAGCCGTTCCTGGCGATATTTTAACAACTAGATTGCTAGTTGCAACTGTAGTATTGGAGATGGTTAAATTCAAACCTTCAACTGAATAGTTTCCAGACTCTTCGAAAGTACGTTGTGCCAGTACATCACCAAGCACATTATAGTCGGGTGACGCCCGCTGCACTACCTGCAGTCCGTTTTTAATTCGAGATACTTCAAAGTAATTATTTGATGTTACGGGAGGAGCATCGATACCGCTGATAGGTTTTGAAGTAAAGGTCAAATCTACCTTTAACCTGTCTGCACCTGGAGCCGCATAATTGTAACTGCCTCTTGCTGGGTCCGTCAACGTGCTATCGGCATCTGAGGTAACCAACGTCTCCGTAGACGTATAACCCACGCTCATTATGTGATTGAGGTTAGCAGCAATAGCAACTGTCTGTTGCGGAGTTCTTACAAATAGACCTTTGTGATACCTTACAGAATCTGAAATAGAATACAGAAATCCCACGCCAATAGGTGGCTTGGATGCATTGGTATCTGCAGTTGCTATAATCTGAGCCGCACTGGTGTTAGAGGTAAAAATGTTATTGCCATTTATAAAACTGGAGCTGAAATCGACGATCTCGTTGTTAGCTGCTCTAAGACCAGTCTTAACCGCAGTATTAGCATCCTGCAAGTATTGAACATAGATTAAATCAAAATCACCACCTGCGGCGGGCACTGCTTTTTTTACCCTGTACAGCTCTTCTGAGACTCTAGTTCTAACATACTTGCCTTCTAACGCACTTACATTAATTGGTGATCCAGCATAGGTAGACTTTAATCTAAACACACCAGTCCTATCAATGACCTCTGAAGCACCTGATGTATCGGATCCATCTCTAAAGATATGATTACCAAACCGATGAATCTGATTCTGTAGAATGGATTGCTGCTGTGTTAGCTCTCTAGCTTGTACAGCAAACCCAGGACGATACAATACACGATGAAAGTTTTTATTCTCATCGTAGTCATCATAGTATGGATCTACGTTAAAGTTAGTTGTCAAGTTGTTGTTAGCAGTCATATCTTTTCTCTTAATTAGAACTTAACAGTAAACGTAAAGTTTTCCGTTTGGTCTGCATCTCTCTCTAAAGGTGTCTGTGTTACCCTATACAACATTTTTCCACTATATGGTACTAAGTCTGGTAGTGTAGTAGCAGTCAGCTGAGCTGTTACACCAGTATTGTTAGCTGTCAGCATCTCAGCATTGGTAAACGTACCCGATGCATACACCAAATGTACCACACCAGTAGTACCTGTAAGATTGGTGTTAGCAAAGTAAACTACTCTACCAGTAGCACCAGACGTGTTACCTCTAATGAACTCGTCCTGCGTAAATGTTCCGGATATCGAGCCCAGCGATAAGCGCAGCGTTTGATCGTATCGTAAGTTGTCTGCGATACCACCTGTAGTTCTTAACGTTGGATCTTTTATGATACCATACAGTCTAAACTGATTGTTGGCAGCAAAGAAACCACCCTCGCTACCATCTACCTCTACGTTCAATGTAACATTACGAGCAAACAACTCGTTCTCTGGATCGGATCCATGACCTCCAACATCAGGTAGGTAAGCTACCGCTGTAGCACCAGAACCAAACGATGGGTTGGCTGTAACATCTACTCGTACTCGCGAGTAGCTTGACCCATCATTAATTGAAGTAATCTTTGATACCGCTCCAGCCTGTACGTTTGCGTACGCTGCAGCACTATTACCATCACCGATTATATTTATCCGTGGTCCAATGTGGTATGTACTAGAAGTGTTGGGAGATACCGTAAACCCGGTATTAACCGTCAACAGCTTAGTAGTAGCATTGTATCCTGTAACAATTCTAAGCTGCCCAGCGCCAAGACCACTAGAAATAAAGATCGTGGATCCGTTGTATACGTTGTCGTTGCCACTTGCAGTGTTTGCAATAGTCAGTTGTGTGGTACTAGTGATACCAGCTAGGTTTCCTTTATCCTCTAAGTAACCTGATCCCCCACTCGTAACATCATAGATTGGTACCGATCCGTTTGCAGATGCTTGTTGTACGGCCCATTGAGCACTACCATCGTTAGATGTTAGAGTCTTGACTGGTACGTGATTAACTCCACCAAACCTATTAAAGTCTGCGGCGGATACATCGTACATGAACTTCCACTTGTACCCGTCACTTGTTGTAGTAACAGATGTTGATCTACCAGAAGGAAGTACGGTACTAGTAGAGCTATTAGCATTAAACAAGCACTTGTACACTTCATTGTTGCTTGTGAATACGAAGAAGCTGCGATCTGGTAGATTGGGATTGTTATCATTAAATTCAGTATACACGGTGCCAGACTGCCAAATAAATTTTGGTACGGCCATCGTTACGTTGTTATTAGAAATTTTCTTCAGGGCAATCATTCCCCTCCACGCATTACGATCAGAAAATTCTGTATCAGATAATGGGGGTGGATCGGATTCGTCACTCCATGGATCTATCCTGGAATAAAACAAATACATCTGAGTAGGGCTTGACTCATCAAACCCTTCTTTAAATTGCTGTGCGTTATGCACATTAAATTTTTTGCTGATTAGCTTAGCCATGTGTACACATTTTTACCTAGGTTGCATATATGAATGTACCATTTGCCATGGCACTACCGGCAAAGATGGTGTTAATTGTAAGTGTGGTGTTACTGTATACTGTATTAACTATATATATCGTGTTGCCAGTAGCTCCTGGTACAATATCGTTTACTTCTATCTGAGAACCACCGGTAACGATGGTAGAGAATAGAGTACCTTCTCCTTTGACTACAAAACCTGTTCCAAGCAATACTGGTTCTGACAGGTATGGAGAGATTGCCTTAGTTAAGTAACTGGATATAATATTGTTGTTTGCTACATTAATAAATCCGTTTGCAGTTCCAGCCTGATACACAGCTGGGCTACCAACTGCAGTCGCTGGGTTGATAGATGGTATTGCAAAGTTTCTAGTTAGTATCAGATCACTCGATACAACAGTATTAGGACTGATACTACCAATACCAGTCTTACCACCAATCAGATCGATGCTAACGAACGATTCGATATCCAGCGATGTCAAGTCAAGAGTATCTTCGATATCAATCTGACCAAACAGCTTCGTACCAGCTGGGTGGATAGTAGAGCGAACAATATCACGATAAGTCTTTAGTGCAGTAGGTGATTTAATTACGTAACTAAATTCTTGATAGTAATAGTTGTCTTGGATTCTTTGATCGGAAGACAAGAAACCTCTTGTACCTTTATAGCTTCCATCCTCTAATACAACACCTGATACAACTGGGTCGCCTACTGCATTAGTTGCAGCGCGTGTAGTATTGGTTACCGTTACAGCATCGATGGCATTATAAGACCTGCCACCATTAATAACTGCAATGTCAGCAATCGATCCAGGGAGGAACGATCTTGTAATAACAGCATTGCGTCCTTTGAAACCACCAGTACCATCGCTAATATCTAGATCACTGACCTCTTCGTCAACAATCGATACACTGGGAAGTATACCACCTTGGTAGTTTCCGTTATTAGCCGAGATAGCACTAATGGTACCAACTGTGATAGTACTTGTACCTAGTGCAGCGCTAAGTGCGGTAGATGAATTGGCAATTGCTAGATTAGAACTTACAATGCCTGAATTAGAGCTGTAGGTAGGACCATGACCAATTGGTGTATTAGATAGTCCTTGAATGGCATCAGTGTATCTAAAGATAATCTCAGTATTAGCGATAGCAGTAACAGTTACTTGACCGGTCAATCCACCCTTTGGATTACCACCGCTAATAGTAACTACCGTATTACCAACGCGGTATCCACTACCGCCACTTGTTAGATCAAACAGTACTACCTCATTTACAGTACGACTAACTGTTCCTTTAGCATCGCTACCTGTTACACTAGAAAGATTTACACTATCTCCAACCTGATGGCCACCACCACCACTTGCACTTGCACTACCAAACGATACATCACTTAAAGGACCAATGGTGTTTACAACAAAGCCACCTACATTATCACTAGTAACAACCTGTTCTAAGTCTAGGAAGGTGCCTGTTACTTCAACAAGACGTAGCTCTTTTACCTCAACACCACTCTCAAATACAGTAACCGTCCGCAAAATTTTACCGGTTGCCCCAGACGATTGACCAGTTACAAACTTACCAAGTGCGGTTTCTAAGTTACCGGTAAAAGGAGCTCCTAAACGTACTAAGGTATCTTGAGTCCAACGCCCATCAGAAGCGCGTAGAATGTTCTCTGACGGCTTATAGATCGATACGTCCTGATTGTATAGGATACGGAATAAAAGGTTGTATGACGCTAATGTACCCTTGCTACGATACAGATCTTTAATCTTCTTTGCTACTAGCCTTCTATCAGCAAGTACTGCTTCTGGAAAGTCTGATAGAATCTCTCTCTGAAAGAAACTATAAAACTTACCAAGGTCGGTAGTATCAATGTCTTGATTGACTAGAAGGTTCTTAGACTGCTCGGTCATCTGACCAGTAGTCTCCATCCACTCGTAGTATGCTTTTAAGAACGCAACAAGATTAGGTCCCTCTTCCAGCAGATAGCTGGGGACCTGTGATTGAACTAGTACCGATGTCTTGCTATCAGTTGCCATTTAGTACGTCGACGTACTGGATACTACACCAGTCTCAGTTAATACAGTAGATTGTAACGTAGATGTTACGCTACGTGAGAATACTTCTGACGAATCTGTTTGGCTGTTAATAATGTTTACTGTAGCATCAGCTAGCTGACAGATCTGACTTCTTATAGACCTGACAAACTGTTCAGCTGGTACCGCATTAATTTTTATACCATCGCCACTGAATCCAGTAAACCTTGCTGCATATATCTTAACAGAACCTAGAGTATAGTTTACCACACCTGCATTATTGATTACAGCTACACGTTTACCAGAAACAATACGGTATATTCGTAACATACCATTGCCATCATCATCAAAGTAGCATGTAAACCCATTATAGGTAAACGCGCTACTGCTGATCGCATACTTGTGACCTGCATGGGGATTGTAGATTGGGTTGTTGAAATTAACTTGATAGGCTTGGGTAATGGTAGTATTAGGAATAAACCGTCTCTGCATCTGCAGATCAATAGCAACGTTTATTACACTAGCATCAATAGCATCTACCTTTTTAAGAAACTCTGACAGATAGAAGTTACTATTGTATACTCCAAGGTCATTTGTATTGAAGGTACTCATAACGCCATCTATCTGAGTAAGCAGGTTATTGCCATTCTTACTAGTAACAGCAGGGTTATAACGAACCTCTATAGAAGGTACCACGTATAGGTACTCAGCATCTACAAACACAGGCTCAATAGTAACGGTATTGCGATCATCCAGTAATTCAACTAAAGCAGCCTTACGACTAGCACTCAGAGTAGTATCACCAAAAGGCTTAGCGCTAATATAGACCTTACCGTATACAGGGGGACTATTCTTTTCACCACCCCATACACTAATAGTCTGAAGGTCCGGAGCATTATTCAATAGAATAGACTTATAGTCGTTTGCAGTGACCGCGCGATTTTGAGCGGCAAAATTTTTCGGAGCATTAAACTTAATACTATCAATCGATTGAGGATTACTACCACCCGTTGCTCTACTAGTAGTTACTATAGTATACGAACTATTACCAGCTAGGGTTGCAGGTCCATTGAAAGTCTTAGTACCATTCAGTGAAGGGCCGTTACATACATTGTAATTCAGTTTAACTATGTTACCATCAGAAGGCTTTCTCCCTATGATGTTGTCTCCGAATTCAACTTCGTATGCGCCGTCATTATTCTCTTGAAGGAAGTATACAGCACTGTTTCCGTTTATCACTGTAATATCATCTGCAAGGTTATAAACCCGTATAGCCGTGTTAGAGACGCTCTGCTGCACTGATACCTTGAGAGACGTAGTATCGCTGTTATCGTTATTGAGAAGGTATCTTGCAGGACTAACAGAACTTACCGTGTATGATTCCTGTACAGGATCTCCCTCTCTCACTGTAACAGATGCATTGTATACTCCTGCATCGGAACGAGCGAATGTAGTAGCGTCTATAGATGAGAACTTATATGATACGCCATCCACTGTACTAGTGAATGTTGTGTTAGATGGTACTACTACTGATAAGGGACTGCCTGGTGGATTAACCGTAACAGATAGAGTCGCTTTTGCACCCTGTGCGCTAGTAGGAGTGAATCCAAGTGCCTTAGCACGGCTTACTACATTGTTTCTGATAAGAGCACTGTCTAAGAACATCTCATTAGAAACAAAGTTTGTATAGATCGCATTCTGATACGTGTTGTATGCTAAC